TCCCGAATAAATACGTCGAGCACATCAATAGTTGCAGTTGGCGTGGTCGCGTCGATGGTGTAAACCGTTGTGTCCTGCACCATCGTCAACACTTTTTGATTGATAGTCCACTGATTCAAGCCACGGTTTGCCCACTCAGCGAGCAAGAGGTTGAGTGATCGAGTTGCCGTTTTGAGATCATAGCCCGTGCGTAGCTCTAAGCCGCAACGCTCAAACGCTTCTTCGACGTAATCAGCTACGTCAAGCTCAAAATCTTTACTTCCGCTTACGGCCATTTGTCTTCTCGGGGGCGTACAGGTTGTCGAATACTTTATTCACGTCGAGAGTGTAGTCTAAATCGGATTTGCTGTAATGGATATGCTGCGACGGCTTAAAATCTGGCGCCCCTTCGCCTACCGCAAACCAAGCCGGATGAGTGACCCTGACTCTGTTGTTGGGCAGCGCCACAATGTTGCCTGTCCAGTTCCCTGCCTCAAGCAACTGCATGACGTGGCTCTGTTTGTGTTGAGCCGGGTCGTCACCAATTTCGCTTTCCGCATAGTCCACGGTGAACAGGTATTTTGCCGGGTAAAACTCGCCATCGATTTTCGCAATCCATGGGCAGGGCGTGCATCGATCTAACACATACACTGAGTGGTGATGCGAGGAACAATCCCACGGTTGAGCAGCCCAGACAGGCATTGGATCAGGCCAACCTTCGTAGTCTGCATCACCTGCCAAAGCAGTGATTGGCATTCTTGCCCACATGGCTCCGCCATGCACATTCGGCTCATCATCCACACACTCTGCGCCCGTGAATATGACCTGAAACGACAAACACCTTGTCGGCATGGTTGTAACAGCAATAACCATGGCGTGGAGAAATTCGCCATGGTAACGCTCATGGTTGACAGTGTATTCGCGCCGCACCCACGCTTTGAAGTGTGGGATGTTGCTTTGCAGATACGCCATTAGCGCCCGTAAAGGCCACTATTTTTAGACGAGGGTTTCGTAAAACCGACGTTACCACCTTTTTTCATGCCCATGGGTTTTTTGATGGTGCCGCCTTTCGTCATACCCATGGGCTTTTTGATCGTGCCACCCTTGGTCATGCCGGTTGGCATCTTCATTTTTTTCATGGTGCCACCCTTGGTCATGCCACGCTTTTTCACGGGCATACCTTTCGTCATCATTTTATGTCCAGCCATGACAGTTTCCTCTAGGCGCGAGGGACTCGCGTTTTCTTTTGCCTGCTCGGCATGATGGCGCCGCACCCACGACTTTGCACCATCGTGATGGCGCCACCGTTACGAGCAAATGTTGCAACATTTGTGGGCTTACCGCCCACCCCTTGTTTTTTGGATCTTTTGCGACGAACGGCTGAGGCAATTTGTTTTTTGCTCATGCGGCTGGCTTGGTCAGCGGGAACACATTTTGGATAACCACGCCTCGAATCTTTCGCGCTTTTTCTCCCACACGGCTCGAAGCCGCCGCCTTCTTTGGGAGCCGAGATGTCAACCCAGTTGCCACCCTTGCCCTTGCCAAACCACTTTTTTAGTCCGCCTTGTGGCTTAGCCACGGGGAACTCGCGTCTTCTTCTGCTTGCTCGGCATGATTGCCCCGCAGCCACGGCCTTGCACCATTACGCTGCCGCCAATATTTAATCGCTTGGCCATACTCTTGGCGATGGCTGTTCCGCGCTTTCGCTCGTAGCCGCTGAGCTTTCCGTCTTTGTTCAAATCACTTTTTTGCGGGTCAAGTGTGACCCCGCCGCCGATTCTGCCTGAATACGTTCCGCCCATTCGCTTGTACTCCTGAACCATCCAGCCGTTTGCGTAGGCCGATGGGTACACATCGAATTTTGCCTTCGCCTTCGCCTTCGCTTTTTTATAAAGACTGGGATTTGCTACGTTGTCTGGAATGTCTGAAGCCATTAGGAATATTGCTCCGGTACTGATCCGGTTGTTGTAAACGGATCGGTTGATTCGGCGTTATAAGGATCACCATACATTTGCTCCTCGTACTCTTGAGGGCTAATGTTGCCGGAAGGCACATCAGGGCTGAACGATTGCTCTGGATTCGTCACCGATTCCGGGGCAGTTCCGGTCTGGGTTGGCGGCGTTGCCGATTGCAAGCTGCTTTTAACCTCATCCACAATTTGTTTCCGCAGCGCCTCCACGTCAATATTTTGCGGAATCTCTTGGCGCAATGCAGCGATTTGTTGTTGAATGGGATCGACCGCAGCAGAGATGGCTTCTTGACGCTGTTGAGAAATGGGGTCGACCGCAGCAGAAATGGCTTCTTGATACTGTTGAGAAATGGGGTTGATAGCTGCCGTCAAATCATCTTGCGTCAATCCTGACGCTTGCAAAGCCGCGACTCGCGAAGCTATCTCTTCACGCTCGCTTGTGGCTACGTCCATGGATTGTTGAAATTGAGCAGCTTGGTTGGTGACAGCAGCCAATTCTGACTGGATAGACTCAATCGGCAAAGATCCTAAATTGTCGGATACGGCACCAATTTTGTCTTCCAAACTTGCAATCAAATTTGCCGTATCGCTTCTAATGGCATCAGATTGAGCCGCGTTGCCCGACTGGACATCTGTGTACAGGCTCTCTAGCTCTTGATTGAGGGCGTCAATTTCTGCTTGTGTTGCGTCAGCGGCAGCTTTTTGAGATTCGTTAAATTCGTTGTAATTTTGGTCGATTGCATCATTGATGCCTGACAAATCCTCGGACATCGAACCAAGTCGGGCCTCTAAGGATTCGATAGAAGCATCTTGTGCCTCACGTACTATCCGGTCGCCCTCTTCAATTTGTCGAGCAAGGGCAGCTCTTTCGTCCAAGCCCGCCGTTCGTAAGTCAATGGTCTCGGCATCGATACCTCGCCGCAGGTCTTCAATTCGACCCTCCAGCGCAGCGGTAATGTCGGATCGCTGAGCGGATGCGGCATCCTCTGAGCTGGCAAGTTCTTCCCGCAACAATTCACGAAGCGCATCAATCTCGGTTTGACGAGAAGCCGCCGCCGCCTCGTCGGCTGTTCGTTGTTCCTGAATAATTTTGTCGTACTGCTCCGCAAGCAGTTGATCGGTATCAGGCGTCAGCGCCTCTAATGTCCGCATCGTCGGGGCTTCTGGAGCCTCTCTTTCGCCACGGTCGTATACGGGCCGCTGCAAGAGGTAGTCCTGCAAAGATGCATAAGGCGATTCGGGGTTGCGATATTCGTCTATCGCTGCTTGTAGGTCGTTGGAAGCCATCTATGTCACCAGTTTTTACACGACCAGTAACTTGCCGCGAAAACATCTTTCTTCTTCTCTACCGCATCACAGTTGTGTCTGGCACGAAAGTTGCGCCGTCGACCTGGGTTGTCACGCCGAATTTCCATTTTCGGATCTCCGAAACGCACAATTTTTATTTGATCGCCTTTTTTCGCTAGGACCGCAAACTTCTTTTTCTCGCCGGGCGTTCTTTTTTGTTGGTTGTAGCCAGGAAACGACTCGCCCCGATAGACAAGTCTTCCCGCCGGCGTTCTTCTCACATCAGAGGTATCAGCCATACGATTTGATCAGCTCCAACACAATCATGTACGTGTCACCACTTGAATGACCAACGGTGGTGAAATCAAGATCGCCAGTTTTCCCGCTACCCGCATTGTTCGGTATGCCCGAAAAATCTGAGTAATCGTGATAGCCGTTTGAATCTTCGCTTAAACCAATCGCCAACACGTTTGAGGTGGCATCGAACTCGATCTTGACGCTGAGGCCCGTACACTGCCACCAAATTTTATTTATGGTGACAGCCGAGCACGACAATCCTGCCGAGTTGCTGGTCAGTGCTGAAACGTCTACTTTTTTGACTGCCGATTCACCCGTGCCATCACTAGCATTGGTGAACTTCAGGACGGCTTTGCGCTCGCCGTCCTGAATGGTTTGGCTTGTGACTGCATCAGCCATAGTTCACTCCCGTTAGAGTTCAGTGGTGGCTGTTCTTTCTTTCATTGCAGAAATGTAGTCAACGGTGAGCACTTTAGCTGCGGCGGCGCCATTCTGGATGCCAAAGCTCACCGTCAGCTCTTCGTCATCGGGCGCGTTGGTGCTGACTACTGTGCCAACTTCGCTGTTGTTTTGGTAGACGTGGAACAGTTGATCCTTGGGATCAAACACGAATCCGACCGTCATGAACGTGTCGTCAGCCACGGCTGTCGGCAGGTCCAGAGTGCTCTGCGTGCCGTCTTTCTCAACGATAAATTGCAACGTGGTTGAACCATCGGTCAGCAAAAAGAAAATGCCGTCTGTCACATCGAGCGGTGACGTATCGGTGAGCTGAAGGCCCATGACTACATCAGAGGCATCTGCATCACTGGTTTTCAAGCGAGAAGCGAACGCAAGCTGCTTGCTTGATTCAAACTTGAAGCCTTCTTTGACCAGTTGCAGGAAATCATTGTCGTTGTCGGCATCGTCGTTGGTGATAACCAACAGGCCGCCGTCGCCATCACCCAGTGCCTCAGACGCATTGCCTGAACCGCCTTCGGTCGTGGTGATTGTCCAATCTGACGCCAAATAGGTGTCAAAGTCGTTGAAATAAGAGTGGTATTTTTGCGGCGCAGGCGTCTTGAGCAGTCCAGACGTACCTGTGGCAGAGACGTTGGTCACGCCGCTTGTAAAATGAGTCGTCATGAAAGTTCCCCTTGTGAACCAGTGACCGGCCCATCCGGCCACCATCTGACCTTCTCAGTGTAAGCCAACGACCCCTCAAAAAAAAGTTCAATTATGTGTGCTTTTATGTGTCTACATTGTTGCACATCGACACGGAATGTGTATAATTACTTTGTCATTGAGGAGAGCGTGATGGAAAAAGAAATTGAAAAAATGATCGAGGCTGTAGTTGAGGACTACAGAGATCATGTCACCCGTGTAGGAAGTGAGCTGATGGAAGACGTGCCCAGACCTTGGATGTTGAGAAGCAAAATCAAATTTTTGATTCGACAATTCGAGCGTGATTTTGAAATTAAGACTGGACGCGAGTACATCGAAGTGATGTACGGACACGCGCCATGGACTTTTGTAGTCAACACCGATGACGACGATATGTTCGATAAAGGCGACATCCTGATGTCTAAGGTTGTACCCGTTCCTCGTAAAAGTTTTGCTCGACCTTGGACAACTGATCGGAGCCAAGCCATGGGTAACGTGTTAAAGGGCGACCTTTCTTGGATCAAAGGGCGACCTTTCTTGGATCAAGTGGAACGGCCCGGAATACTTGAGCTAATCAATTAACAGGAGAACGTGATGATTGACGTATTTGCTAGAGAAGATGTGCGAGAGACCGCTTATCGGGACGAGGACGGTGAATTTTTTATCACCACTGTTTTTGAAGTTGTTATTGAGCTGGCAAACGGTCGTCGTTTTGCTGATCGATCATTTGGTGGTGGTTTGGATTGGGGCACCGCTGCAAAGCGTGACGCTGAACGTCGGGTTTCTATCCTTCGCCAACGTATCGATCAGCTCGGGGCTGCCGCTGAGGACGCCATCGTGAATTCGACCAAGCTGCAAGAAATAAGCCCAGCTTATGGTTCTGATTATCACGGCGAAATCGGGGATTTTCAGGCTGGCTTTTTTGACGACGACGATGTTGCGGCGGCACAAGAAAGAGGTTTGGCGCTAAATTAGTATACTTTGGTCATGTCAAAACAGGGGGCTAGAAGCCCCCCATTTTGTCTCTAAGAGGCTTACGCCCCTTGCGAACCATAAATGCCACGCCAGTCCGAGAAACCGAAAGAGTACCTTTCTCTCGCTTTGTACCGGATGTTGCCTGTCGTAAAGTCAGGCTCCATTGACGTTTCCATTGCAGTGCGCTGGAACATCTTCAAGCCTTCACCTGCGTCAGTGACGCTGGTCAGCAGGAAGAAGGCATCAGGGTCAGCCAAGTAATGGTTGACCGTATAGCCACCAGGCAACACGCCAGTGTTACGGATCGCGTTGATGTCGTTGTCAGCGGTGCCTGAACGCAGTGTGGAGTTCAGGATACGATCTGCAACGAATACCAACTGAGGCGGAACAACCAACTTGGTTGCCTGCACTGAGATGGTCAGACCCTTGTCGTCAGTGAACGTGCTGATGTCGATCAGCGCATCTTCTAACGAGGTTTCGTTCAGGTCAGCCATTGATGTTGCACGGTTTGCAGCAGTGCCGCCACCCGCCAGGGGGTGAGCCGTGTTGATCAACGATACGCCGTCACCACCTGTAAAAGATGAGCTGAATGCGTTGTTCAATACATCAGCACCTTTCACTTCTTTGGTGTTCGCCATAGATCGGGCCAAAGCCTTCACATATCGCTTGCCCAGTGAGTCGTAGAGGTTGTCCTCTACTGCCTCATCGGTCAGCGCGAACGCTAACGCCACAGTGTCGTGAGTGTAACGAGCAGTGAATGATTCACTAGCATTGTCAAACGCAACACCTTGGCCTTCAGTCTTCGTAGGCGCACCACCAAATCCGGTGATGAGCACCTCTTCTTCGAAGGCTCTTTGAGAGTCTTCGACAGCGAAGATTTCTTCGTACTCGCGGTCATATGAGTCATAACTCATGCCGAAAAGCGAGTTCAGACCCGGCTCAAGCTCTTTTGCGAGCTGTGCTCTTGAAATAGCCATTGATTAAACTCCTTATGCTAAGCCAGCGCCTTTGACGCCGAAAATTGAGTTTTGAATGACCACAAGCACGTTAGTGTTTGCCGAGGCAACGTCGTCGTTGTTCGGATCTTGCGAGATGTCAATCGCCTTAATTGGGAGAGTCGTATTCGTCGCTCCCGTGGTCACGTCAAGCTCGGCACCAGAAATGCCGGTTAGCGTGCTGCCACTGCTGGTGTACACAATATCGAAATTGCCAAACAGATCGGCAACAGGAAAAGTGTCATCAGCTTGAACCTCATACACAACATTCGGATCATCGATGATGAAAGCAATGATGTCTGAAGCGTTTGTGCTCGCAGGGTAGTAATTTTGAAATACCTGCTCGCCGCTAGTGGGGTCAGTATATTGACACCCGTTAAATACACCAACTACGGGCACTGTGCCTCCGTCGGCGTGAACCTCCACCGTTCCTCCGGTGACTTGCGCTACCATGTCGCCCTGAAATATGGATGTTCCATAGTTCGCAGCAATACGATATCGCGAAGTTCCGCCGGAATAGGGTGCCCCGCCAATCATACGGACGGGCTTCATGCCAAATGCAGCGTCTTTGTTCGCCATTTGTTAAACCTCTATCTACGACCAAAAGTTACGTTGCTGTCTCGCTGCGGATCGTATTTGACGTAACGGCTGTCGCCACGAGTTTCATTGAACATCGTGTTGTCCAAGGCGTCTGTGGCTTCTTGAGATTTGCCAGCGTAATATTCACGCCGCTCTTCTACCGTCTCGTTAGGGATCTTTGCAAGTAACAACCCTTCGTTGTACACCACGCCTTCGTGTCGCCCACTGTCCATTGTCGGTAAAGATCGCCACTCTGGCGGCAGCTCAGTCCCTCTTACGAGTTCCCAACCTTCACGCAAACGTCTTGACACGTTGGCGCGATCTTCTTGACCCAACATCGACTCCCTAATCCACCGATAGGTGTAACCCTCGGGTGGGGGAGGAGTTTCCAGTGACCTGACAGGACGCCATGGTTTCCTGCGAGTCTTATTATCGTGTGACTGCGAATCACGGGATGAACGTGCGCTTGCTTTTGCTTCTGCCATCTTAACTTGCCTCTCTTGCTGCAATTTTCTGCTTCTCTTTGGCTACTCGCTGCAACCATGCCTCTTCAGACATATTATGCGGCTTCAAGCCTTTGAGTCGCTCTAGTTCCGACTTAGAAAAAC